ATTTCTACTCTATGTGGTTTCTCACCATTAAGTTCGGGAATCTTACCAGATTCAATCGAGTTCTTTAGACGTTCTGCCATTTCCTTGCGATCGTGTCCGAAGTGAAGATGTAATACTTTCTTTGGACCGCTCAACGAATGAAATGCACGACCTACCGTTTGACCAGCAGACTTTTCGACCTTGAATTCAGCAGCACCGTTTGACTGTTTATTGGCAATATGTTCTCTTTCTTTATCAGAAAACACATCTGACTTACCAGACAAACCAACATGCTTCTTACCAGCACCCATTCCGCCAACAACATCAATATGATGACCCATATGAGTATGAGGGGATGCCCCCATAAATGCTACGTGAGCATGCTGTTCTGCTTCTTCCTCAATGTATGATTCGTTAGCACGATCACTAACACCGAGATGACTGCGTAGATGCTCAAGAGCAGAACCGTGGTCCATACCTTTCTTGGTAGCAACACCTGCTTTAAACTTGTCATATATTTCTTGGTGTTGTGACTTTGGAATATGCTTCTTGATTAATTCTGCCACACCCTTAAATGAATCAATCTTTTTGTGTTCTGCAGTAGCACCAAATAGTTGTTTCGATATCTCATCTGGATGCTGCACACCAATATCTTTATCGTCTGTTCTAGAACGAAGACCATGTGAGATCGAAAACTTATGAGTCGATCCTGCTGCTGCATTGATGAGCATCTTGTGATGCACACCTTTAATACCTGCTTTGGTATCTTCCCAGTTAGAAGAATGTAGGAACCGATCAGTTTCAGATCCAGGATTATGCACACCCTCGAAATCGAATTGATGATGCTCGCCATTCTCGTGGCGCATTACTGCGGAGATTTCGTTACCGTGTTTCTTAGTTCCTGCAACGGTATAGTTACCAAATTTCTTACCTGTTGCTAGAGTTGATGCTAGTTTGTCTTTATGATCGTGACTGACCTGAACGTCGACATCGCCGACATGTGGTTTATATCTAGCAAATTCGTGATCGTCAATATGATTTCCCATGAAATCACGCGAAGAACCTGAATAGACGTGACCTGTTTTTAATTTTTCTTTATCGGCACCAAACAGATGTTCGCCATGTTCTTTATGAAACGCATCATGAATTTTACTCAGCGCACTATGAACATCGGTTCTGCGTACTGCTCTGGTATCATGTTGAATTGGGAATGGAGCAGCAGAAGTTTCTTGCCCCTTTGGTCCAACTTTGATATTTCCACCCTCGTTCAGAAAGAACTTAAAACTTTTCATTATTTTTTTCCAAACGATAGAGTAGAAGAAGATTTCGCTTCTTTGAATTTTGGATTGATTGCTTTGAAGCGAGTTGCCTCTGGGTTAGCAGGTGATGGGTGAACAACCAATCCCTCGGTACCAGATCCAAATTTGTTCTTGATTTTCTTTTCGCCAAGATGCGCAGAAACCTTAGCACTAACACGCTTTTTGATGTTATTAAACTTTTCAATCTCAGCGAGTTTTGCTTGTTTGTTCTTAGGAACTGTTCTGGTATTGATCAACTCATGATTGAGTTGATGGAAATCTGCTACCTCATCCTTGACATCGACATGCGATGGCGTGTGCTTAATAATGTCATGATCGAATTTAATATTATCATCCGACAAATTGTTCTTAAAGTGTTCAGGATCGTGTTGCTGATTCGTCGGCATCTTAGAGTGAATGATAAATGAACCTTGCTTTCCCATTCCCTTCGTGGAATAGGAAGTATTGAACAAATTTCACTCATCTTTCTTATCTCCAGGACGAGCGAGCGAGCGATTAAACGCTTCGCCGCTGACAGCAACTTCGCCATGCTTCTCATAATGTTTTGCCAGATGATTCTGCAGTGCGCTGTTTGAATGTAGAGCATCATGAAACTTAGACATTGCTGTTGGACCAGTAGAATCATATTCCTTACCAGTCTCAGATGCTCTTCGTTTTGCTCGTTCAATATGTCCTGCACCAGTTCTGATTCGGTCGCTACCAGAACCTGAGTGTTGCGTGTAGAATCCATTTTCATCATGACCAAACTTAAACGTTTGACCATCTGTTTTTTCAGTTACATGATGAATGTGGACTTTACCGCCTTGAGTAGTTTTCTCAAACTCATGCGTAGACAGCGACGGAGTTTGTCCACCTGCAGGTGTCGGCGAGGAATGCAGGTGTGGGAGACCCTGTCGGATAGATGCTTCAGAGAGATATTGGGTAAATGATAACATGGGATTCCTATTCAAAGTATCTCTCTATTTATAATAAAAATGCCTACGTTACTCCGACTTTTACTATGTTTTCTCGCTAAGAGAATGTGTTTACTACGGGTATACCGTTGGTAATCGGTAGGCAATCACCGTTAGTATTTATTAAAACACTTTTTTCCAAGGGAAGTTTATACGAGATGAAACTCTTTCTATTGTATTTGGATCAAATTTCCTGGAATAAAATACCATTTTCTCATCGTCATAAACTGGAATGGTAGCATCATCGTCAATGATTCCTTTTCTACCACCACGACGACAAGTTAGATTCACCCAGTCAAGATTTTCTTTCTCGCTTATATCGGCAAGTCTGCCTAGGAATTCTCGATCACCAAAATGGAATGGAACCCAAGATTCATCATACCCCTCAGATTCCACAAATAGTTTCTTTGAGATAACAAACTGATTGAGTGCAACATAAGGATCTCGCTCGGATGTCCAATTTTTGAAGCGAGCATTAATCTCATATAATTTAAGAGGATCAAGTTTTTCTGTTTGCAATCTGCGTAGATCAGAGGGTTGAATTGTGTAATCAATATCTAGAAATAACAACCACTCAGTATTAGCAAGCATGGCACCAAGATTGCGACAACCGTGACTGTTAAATCCAATATCTTTAGTGACTTTATACAATGAAAAATCTATGTTGTCTGCAAATGAAACACCCCGTAAGACTTCCTCGGCGGGAACCTCTTGGGATCCATCGTCGATTAGGATAATCTTGATCGGGGTGTTGTAAACGTTCCATCTCTCGATTTGTGTCTCGAGAAGTGTTCGGTCGTTATAGTAAGTATGGATTATTGTAAATTGGTTCATCCAACGATCTGTTGGAGTTCCGCAGTTGCATCAATTTCGGTTAGATCGATAGCGGGAAATTCAACCTGCTCAGTTAGACTATACTGAAGATACTCGTTATGAGTAAGATTCTGATCTAGGTACAGTTGCCAACCAGAGAGAGTTTCGTGGAACTGCTTAGTATGAGTTTCGATAAGGTGACGTTTTGATTCACATGCCTTACCAAGATCTTCGAGAGTTGGTTCAGCGGTGAACCGAGCAATGACATATTCCTTGGCACCAACTGTTTTCCAAAGTGGCATATCATCAGTCGCAGAGTTTGCCCAAAGAGAGGTCGTTACAACCAACTTGAGATTTAGTTCTTCATTAGTTACTTCAGTCATATTCATTCCTTAAAAAATGGTGATACCAGTAGGATTCGAACCTACGACCTAGAGCTTAGAAGGCTCTTGCTCTATCCAGCTGAGCTATGGCACCAAAGTCAATTATTGTTATACTATATCTATTCTAAAAAGTCAAGTCTTTTTTATCGAACATCTACTCTTTCTGGAAAGTCAAACCAACCAGTAGCGATATACTTATTTCCGACAAGATCACGTGCTGCACGATGAGAATGAGTATATGCTGCTGGCCAAATAAGCAAAGTTCCTGCCTCTGGTTTAATTGCTAGGTCTTGGTATTTAAACTCGGTCTTGCCACCTTCATCCACAGTGTTTAGATACAACATCCAAACACCAAACCTGCCTCGATTTTTCCCAGAACCTTGTTCAGAATGCCAAGCGTGGAACCCACCACCAGTTTCTGATTTCTGAAATTTCCATCCAGGATTGAAGACTTCTAAGAATGCTCGACCAGCAGCGCCATACTGCTTGTTGTACTGTCTCCAACCAGCATGGACTGCATCAATAACAGAATCTTCGGATGATTTCAAAGAACCATATCTACCAGTAAAGATGTTCCAGTCTGTTCTGGATGCATCATCTGATAAAATGCAGGAATCACCTGGATCTGGACGAAAGATGATATCGTCCATTCTGTCACAGACTTGCTGACACTTTTCGATGCTTAGAGCATTAGGGTATGATTCGATAAAATTCATTAGAAGTTAAACTTTGACATGTCTCGTTGACGTTGACCGATTGTGGTTTTCTCGAACACTGGTAGATCGTCTTGACCTGAATCCATAATTCCCTTTTGGGCAGATTCTTCTAAATCATACAGACGCATCTTACCACGATCGATACCAACCATGAACCTCTTATTTAGTCCTGGATCATTGTAGCGATTTTTCAACTGCTTGACCATTAGTTGCCCCATTTTCTCGAGTTCTTCAGTAGAGATGAGAGCAAACATCAAGTCGGCAGTTGCTGGCAGACCGAAAGACTCAGAAGTATCAGTAATATCGACATCACTGTTAGCATAACCACCACGAGTTGTTTGAGTGGCAGACATAATAGGAAGATCAAACTCGACCGCAAACCCACGAAGTTCTTCAGCAATCGCTTTCACATATGTGTATGAGTTTACACCTGCTCCTGGCTTGAACCTACTCGACGCACAGATGTTAAGATAATCGACGAACACAATATCTGGAGCAAAGTTGCGCTTCAACATCAACTCATTTAGTAGTGCCTTGAAATGTCCAACGTGCGCACTGGCAGTAGGGTATTCTTTGACGATTAACTTACCTTCAGTCTTGTTTCGAATCTTCTCAATGCGATTGTCAAACATAGACTTAGAAAGATCCTTCAACTCACCAATGTTTACATTCATCATGTTTGCATCGATACGTTCAGCAATCTTTTCTTCACTCATTTCTAGAGTGATATAAAGAACATTCTTACCCTGTGCCAATGCTCCTGCTGCCATATGACACATAAACAAAGACTTACCTACACCAGTACCAGCGAGTGCGATATTCAGAGTCTTATTGGGAAGTCCGCCGTCAGTAATCTTATTAAACATTTCAAGATCGAATGGCAGTTTATTTTCTTTACGATGGTAGAATTCAAACCGAGCATCAGAATTGAGAAGATAGTCGTGACCAACGTTATTATCGAAACAAATCCCGAGTGCTTCCTGTAGAATGGAAGGGATACCATCCTGAGAATGCTCTTTGTCTCCGCCATCAATAATCTGAATAGACTTCATGATTGCATTATAGACTGCTTTGTCCTTACAGAACTTCTCAGTTTCCTCGAGCAACCAACTAGAATTAACTTCGAGATCTGAATCCATTTGAGTCAATTTCTCGTTTAGATTCTTAAACTCATTTTCATTTACAGTAGTATCATTTTGTGCGGCAATCTCAATCGCCTCAATAGTTGGAAGAGAATTATACTTGACAATGAACGCATTCATGTAGTTGAACAGTTTACGTTCAGAACTATCATGGAAATATTCATCACGCAAGAAAGGAATAATCTTGCGAGTATAATCTTCATCCGAGAACATTTTACTTAGAATTATTGTCTCAATCTTCTTCAACAATGTTTATATCCTCAAAATCAGGGTCATATTCAGCGCAAATCTTTTCACAGCATGGTTCACAAACGTATGTCTCGAAAGGAATACCATTTTCTTCACCATGCAGACAGAGTGCGGGATCGTTTTTTATATCGATCCCGCATCCACAAGAGTTACAGGTTTTCGTAGTCTTCCGAAATATCTTCGTCAGAAATGTCCACATTTTCATTCTCCATCATTTGTCCACCTGCCATACGATAGCGACCTTCAATCCAATCAGCGAATGTCTTATCTGTCAGGACTGGCAACCAGAATTCCTTGTTATATGTATCATTCAGGCGATACTTCTTTTCTTCATCAACTCGCTGATACCAACCATTACTCGGTTTAACCACGTGACCAGACTCAAGCGCCATGTCAAGTAGACCAGACCACTTACTGATACCACCTT